CCCACACGCCAGGGTAGACCAGCGTTTCGTCGGTGACGATTTGCTGGCGCGCGTCGACCAGCACCGGGCGGTTCTTCTTGCTGGTGGCGGAGATGAACTTTCCGCCCTCGACGTACCCGTCATATTTCAGCATGTCGCCTTGGTCCTTGAACGGGCTTTTCACCTTCACCCGCTTCTTGGGGTCAGACGAAAGCGCGTCGGGGCACTTCTCTTTCAGGACGTCGATCACCGACTTTTCGAGCACCGACAGGTCAGCACAGGTCGGAAATATCAGGTTGCCGCCATAGCTGCCTTCGGTGGCTGGCGGGATCGGGCGTGACCGCTCGAACAGGTTCAGGAACGAGCCGCGCGTTGGGCAGAGCAGAATGTTGCCGCTGTCCAGAACGCGGATCGGGTTGCGCTCGCACGCCTTCTTGATCCATTCGTCGGTCATGTTGGTATCGGCCATCAGTGTCATATCAGTCGCTTTCATTTCCGAGCATCACAGAGCCGAACTCTGCGGCGACCGGCGGTATTGCCGCCCGGCGGTCGCTCTCCGGGGCCGTGGTCAGCCCCTTCGATTCTTTGATGGTGAAGCGCAGCGTCATGTCCCGCTCGGCTTCGGCGTATTCGCCCTTGCCGACGTAGGTCTTGAGCAGCTTTTTTGCGTCGGCGATCGTGACCAGCTTGCGCGGTACCACTTCGTCGCCGGGTACGTCGTACATGAGTTCGAGGTACTCGGCGATTTCGGTGTCCCCCTTGGTCCAGGCACGCCGCGCCACGGCCTCGACCACCTTCCAGCCCTTGACGGTTCCGCCGGCCAGCAGGTGTTCGTCCATTGCCGAGCGCATCGACGCAACCCACGGTCCGAGCCGGTCATAGGCTGCGACCAGATCGGCCATGCGGTCGAAGTCCAGAGACGCAGGCTCGATCGCCAGCGCCACCGGCTCGATCCCGATCAGGTCGACGCCCGCAAAGTCTTCGCGCACCGCGGTAACGAAGGCTTGCTCGCGCACCGTGCAGATCGTGCTGGCCGGGCACCACCGGCAATGGTCGCCGGCCACCAGCGGCGCGTCTGGCGTCTTGCACGCCTTGACCGCTTCGTTCAGTTCGTAAGGGAACTCGATAACCTCTGCCATCGGCAGCGACCACCGTTTCACCCCGTCGCCGCCGGCAGAGAACGCGCGCGGCTGAACGATCACCAGTTCAATCTCGCGCACGTCCCATTCCGGGTGGCCCTGCATGGCGCCGATCGCGTAGAATTTAAGCTGCGTGTTGTCCTCGACGTCGACGACCACGCCGGCGCCGTGCTTGTAGTCGAAGATGGTCAGCTTGCGCCGCGCCGGGCTGTAAACCAGCGCGTCGTTTGTGCCGAACACCTCGCCAGGCTCCGCCGCGTCGAGGTCCAAGGCAAAGCCCTGCTCGACCTCGATCTCTGCGTTGGGGTCCAGGTCGTACTCGTCCCACACCGCTTCGAGGTAGACGCCCACCGCCTTGCTGATTTCGGCGGTGATCTCGCGCGTCTTGCTTTCGCCGTGGTCGATGAACCCGAGCATCTTGCCAATGGCCGCCGTGGTCGACCGCGCGCTGGTTTCCAGCGCCTCGGCTGCGACGGCATGGGCAAAAGTCCCTTCCTCTGCGTAAGGGTTTGGTCGTCCAGGGGGCGCCTGCCCCGAGAGCGCAACGCTCCCGAGGCAGGCCATGAACCGGCTGGCCGCCGATCCGCCAAAGGGCGAGTGCTTCATTTCAACGCTTCCAGGATCTCATAGGCGCGGTCGTAGTCGGCCGGGTCCAGCCCGCCGAACGCCTTGACCTGAAAGTTCTCGATCAGCGCCTGCTGGATCGGCCCGGCCCCGAGTTCGGACACCTTCTTGTTCCCCAGCGCCTTGACCTCGGCCAAGGTCTTCGGGGTGAGCATGGGGTGCTCTTCAGAAGCCTTCTCGGATTCGAGTTGGGCACTTGTGGTCGAAGCATCCGGCGCGGCCGCAGAGCCCGCATCGGGGGCAGGCTCGTCTTTCGGCTTGCGCTGGCGCGTCTTTGTGCCTATGGCCGCCGGCTCCAAAGGGCTTTCAACCTCGGCGGCAGTCGACCCCCGCGCTTCGACCGGCGCAGGCGTGACACGGCCCGGTGCGAACCGTACCACCGCTGTGTCGAACTCTTCGACGCTCTCTGCATTGATTTCCAACTTAATGTGCATTGCTTCCTCCTATGCGCGGGTTGCGCTTTCGTGGTCTTTGGCGGCCTCGACACTATGCCGGGGCGCCCAAAGCTGGTTGTCTACGCGGACAAGCTGGGATTTCGGGAACCACAGCAGCCACGAGTAGTATTCGACTTGGACGGCCTTTTCCGTCTCACGCAACGGCTCGGAAGTGAGTCCCAGGAACCCCCTGGGGCGCTCGCGCCGGACCTGGATGTCAAAAGCGTCTCGCTTAGGCGCGGGGTGCTCCTTCACAAATCGCTCCCTTGAACTTCGGTGATCGCGCGCGTCTTGCGCGCAACGGATTCACTGACCTGCTCGTCGATCGAATTGGCCAGTGAGATGAAACGGACGTGCGTGTGCTGCGTCTGGCCGATGCGGTGGACCCGCTTCAAGGCTTGCGCGTTGTTGGCGGGCGTCCAATCGCTTTCGAGCATGTCGAGATATGGCGCAGCGGTCAGGGTGATGCCCGTCCCGGCGGCGATGATATTGCCGATGAAAACCTTGACCTCCGGGTCGTTCTGAAACGCCTCGACGGCTTCGCCCCGCGCCTTGTCGCTGACCGAGCCGTCGATCTTGACGAACCCGACGCCGTGATGGCGCAGCGTCTCGCACAGGATCTCGACGGGGCGCTTGTGGGCGCAGAACACGACCACCTTGTCCTTGCCGCCGTTCAGTTCTTCAATCAGTTGCCGCGCGTACACAGGCGCCTTGGCTTCGCCCACCAGCCGGCGCAGCGTGGTGACATGGCCGGCCATTTCGTCCAGCTTCTGCAACCCGCCCTTCTCGATCGCCGCGGTGATCGCCGTGTCGAGGCCGGGATGGGCCGCCAACAGCGCGTTGATCTCTGCCGTCGATCCTTCGATCTCCTGCGTGGTGATCCACAGCGGCGGCAGTTCGATGCCGACTTGCTCGACGGTGCGGCGGATCGAGTACCGTGCCAGAATCTCTTTCAGTTCGGGCAACGTGTCGCGGCGCGGCTTGTAACTGGTGCTCATGCCGGTGTTGACCTGAATGAAGTAGCGCGTGGTGAAATTCTTGAACGACAGCAGCGTGCCGCCGACGTAGCGCAAGAAGGTCCATATGTCCGAAGGGTCATTGGCCATCGGGGTCCCGGTCAATGCCCATGTGTATGCGCCATAGCGCGCGTAGCCGTGCGCCCCTGACCCGTCAGAGCCGAGCGCGCGCCGGGTGCGGTTGCTGCCAATGTTCTTGAGCGCGTGGAACTCGTCGAAGATCGTGAAGTCGCGCAGGTCGCGCTGCAACTCGTTGTGCCACTTGCTCGCGCCCTCATAGCTTACCACCAGCACGTCGACGCGCTCGCGCAGCCACAGGTTCAAGTCGTCGTTGGTCAGCCCCTTGAGCACTTTGCGCGAGGTGCGCGACCACTTGCGGAACTCTCCGGGCCAGACGTTGCGCACACTGGCCGGGCACACGACGATGCCGCGGATCAACCCGCCCATGTCGAGCGCGCGGATCGCTTGGGCCGTCTTGCCCAAGCCTGGGGCGTCGAACAGCCCGGCGCGCGGGCGCGACGCGATGAACGCCGCGCCTTCGTGCTGGTAGTGGAAAAGCGGATCGGTCACGGCAGCACGCTTTCGCCAACGTCGCGGCAAATCGCCTCCCACACCACGACGCCAGCGCGCGCCGGCCACCCAAGCAGCACAGCCGCATACCGCGGGCTTTGGCCTTGGGAGACGATCTCCGCCAAATCTGCCTTAAGCGGGGTCATCAGCCTGCGTGCCCGCGTGCCAGACAACCGCAGGGCCTTTTGCGCAGCCGCGACTTTCATGCCTTCGCTGAACGCGCCAAGCAGCGCAGCGGTGGCGCGGGCGTTGGCCTCGGCGTTGCTGCCGGTGCGGGTCATACAATCCCCTGTTGCAGCGCGTACAGCCCGAGCA